TGCCATGGTTGTTTATCTCCTTGTTCATTATCTAGATTAAAAACAGGAACTTCGTCTTCCTGCTGTGTTACTTGTGGTTCTTGTTTTACTGCTGGTGTTACTTTTACTGCATTTGCGGCTTTGATATGACCTGCTGCAAGAAGATGTTCAACACTTCCTCCTGCACTAAGTATATCATCTCTGGTAAGTTTATCATCTTTTACCTTACCGCAAACTTTTTTGTTTGAGATTACTGTATATTCCATTATTCTCCTTAGCCCCAAATTGTGAGGTTATAGCGATATGATAAGAAAGATTGATCTGCAGAGTTGTAAGTACCACTGTCTGCACTAATAACTCTAAGTGTATCAACAAGTCCACCCAATGTTCTATCTGACTCTAAAGCAGTTTTGATTGATCCATTACCACTTCCAGCCAGAAAATTGTCAAGTTTGTCTTGTCCAGTTCTTTCTGATATTCTTTGAACAATCACAAATACATCAACAGATGCTTGGTCTAAACCACGCATATTGTCAATATCAAATGTGAAATCTAGTTGTCCTACTACTGCACATGGTGGAACAATAACATCTGGAATCAAATCATAGACTCTTAAGTTTGTTATTGTCTGTAGGTTGGCTTTTAGTGCGTCTCTTACACCATTAATATTGGTTATTGCCATTAGAATGCCAATCCAAAGTTTCTACGGTATGTTTTTAGAAGCATCTCAACATCTGGATCTAGACGAGAGTTCAAACGAACTGTTCCTAGTTCTACAGATCCTGCAATACCAAATGGAGATTGCTTTCTAACAAATAATCTTGATGCCTGAATCTTGCAGGCTAATTCTACTTCGTAAGGTATTGCTTTGAAACCCCAGACTCCAGTTATTTTAACTGTCTGAGGAAAGAAGTAAGGAAAGACATATGTCTGAATTGCTAATAGTCTTGTTATTGGCATACCTACTTCTGGATTATTAACAGGCTCATACATAATGTCTGTGTCTAAGTTCCAGACTTGTGTGAATGGTCCAGACTGATTTGCTCTTGATCTTACTTCTGTTGGTTCAATAAGGTCATCTATCTCTAGATACCACGGACTTAACGGAGTGTAATATTTAGTTACAGGTGCTGCTAATGTACCTTCTTGATAGAAAGATCTCTGGCAATACTCATCAATCATACGGCTTGCAGCAAGAATCGCTGCTTGGATATCATTATCATCCAGGCTGTCTTCAATCTGCAGTGCATTTCTCACATCTGCTAAAGTCGTATAGACATTATTAGGCTGTGAACTCTGTGCAAGCGTAGGTCTGCTCATTTATTCCTCTTCTCCAATTTAGGCAACATAGCCTTCTCCGTCTTAGGAGTAGCACTTGCTGTCTCTTTTTTAATTCTAAAAATCTTTTTAATTCTCTTCATAACTTCTTCCTTAAGGTAAAGGCAGGTGAACCTGATAAACGGGGCAGCCAACAAATCCACCTGCCACCCTAGGATATTTTCCTGGGTATCCCAGTAAGGTTAAGCGAACCTAACCCTACTGAGAATACTTTTTAGATTAGAATGTTGGTGCTACTAGACCAGTACCTGAAATAATAGATACTGCTCCTGGATAACGACCAGCAGTAAATGCTGAGTATCCGTAGACTACAGACTTGATTGTGAGTGAGCCTGCACCAGTTGCATCAAAGTTCAATGCGAATGGTGATCCTGCTTGCTCCCAGAGGTGTAGTTCATTTGCATTTACGCAGTAGATACGATCTTCGTCTGAGCCTGCACCGTTGTCTGTGACAACATTTGCATCTGCAACGATAGGTAGACCCATCAATGAGTAACCTGAGTTACCGTAGTATGCTTGTCCTGAACCTGTAGCCATTGCGTTCATTGGTCCACCAAGTGTTGGAACAACGAGTGGGCGACCTGCTGTATCAACTGATGCAAGTAAGAATGCTAGACGGCGTGGGTGCATAATCCAATGTGTTGGATTCTGGAATACGCTTGTCTGAACCTTCTGGTAAGCATCTGCCAACTTTGGATATAGCAATTCTGCTGTTGGTGATGCTGTTGTGAAACCAACTGTGTTTACTCCTGGTGTATCTGTTACACCAAGGATTTGACCTGATGAACCAGTACCGTTTAGGATCTGGTTATCAAGTGTTGTGTGCCATCCACGGATAAGATCCTGGATGATGAACTGGTCAATACCTGTACCACGCTCAATAGCCTGCTTTGAGATATCCTGTTGACCTGCGATTGTACGAACATTCACAGTCAATAGTGTATCGTCAGCATTTGTATTTGAGATAGCATCATTTTCAGCAGCCTGAACTGCAGTTGTTGTACCAGTTGTCATGCGTGAGATATTTAGTGTCATACCTGCTGCTGGAAGTGCCATTTTGTTTGTTGCGAAGTCTGCTGTTGGGCGACCTGCACGAGCAAATGGTGCTGCTAGATCAACAAGGTACTGAGGAATTACGAGACCAGCAAAGTTGCCAGTTCCTACTGAGCGACGCTCAATTTCCTCTTCACGAGAGTGACGAGCAAGACGCTCTGCTGCTGCATAGTCATTGCTGAACTTAGCAGTAAATGCATCCTTAACGAATGAAACATCTGCATTGTCTGCAGAGTATGTACGGGCTTCACGAGTTACCTTTGTTCCGCCAACCTTTGGCATTGCAACTTCAGCAACTGATGATCGTGCTTCTGCAGCCTTAGCATCTGCTGCTGCTTGTGCAGTCAACTTTTCAATCTTTGAATCTAGTGAGCGTGACTCTTCAACTAGGGTATCAACCTTTGCTGATTCATCTTCTGTAAGGTCTGTACGGTTCTCTACGGCTACTGCCTCAAGAACTGCGTCCAACTCTGCCTTAACTGCATCACGGCGTTCAATTACTTTGTCTAAATAAGACATTTATTGTTCTCCTTTGTGAGTATTTTTAAGTTTGAGGTGGTGGTTACGGGTTTCACGACGCTTACGGGTGTGAGCCTAACTCCGACTTCAGTCCTATCTTTTGGATAGGAATATTATTTTATTGTATTTCTCTTTGCTTTTGCTAAGCGTAGAGACATTCTTGGCATGTTATCTGGAAGGAAGTTTAGAACTGATGGGAAATCTCCAACAATCTTTCCACCTTGTCCAGGAATATCTACTACTTCTATAACATTAGCAGCCTCTTCTTGTGCTTCTGGAAGTGGGTCAATGTATGTTAGTTCAGACATTTTGTGTCCAACAAGAGTATCAGTTGCTACCCAACCATCTTCTACTTCTTTATATACACGAATAAGAACTGCTGGATCTCCTTCTTCTGCTGCTATGCTGAAATCTGAGTCAGGAACATTAATAGATCCTTCTGTTTTGATTTCTTCAATACGGCCTCTTGCAATGCCACCAGATGAATTCCAACGAACAAAATCTCCTACCTTTTCACGGCTTTCTGTTTCTAGTTCGTCTTCTTCAACCTCAAGCATTGGATAAGTAGAATCTTCTTCCATCTCTCCATCACCAAACAGCATAGACATTACTTCTACTGCCTTCATGATGTAGTCGTGACCTTCAGATAAGTCTCCAAAGATTTGCTTTAATACTAATAGTGATTCGCCTGTTATTTCTCTTCCCGCTTTTATTTCAGACATTGCTCTTTTAATTAATTCTCTAGCCTCTACAGAAGTTGCAGTATATGCAGGATATGTGACGATTGATACATCTCCATCAGAAAGGCTTACCTCAGTAAGGGTTCTTTCTGAACGGTCTTTGCTCCAATTTTGGCGGATAACTCTAAATGCAAACGACATTTGGTCAACATCACCACGCTCAACAAGTGTATATAGGTCTCTTGCTTCTTGTGTGTTTGCTAGTTCTGCTTCAAAGAATAGTCCTTTTTCATCTTCAGACAATCTCATTGTACCGTTTTTGGTTCTGGCCATAGGTAATCCTTCGTGGTTAACCAATAAACGAACATCTGGTGTCTCAGATAGTGTCTTTCTAAATGCACCTGGTGCAATCTTCTCAATGAATGGCAAAGGAACAGATGCTTCGTTAAACACAGCAGCATAACCTGCCATACGCATAGTACCGTCTTCTGCCTGTCTTGCCTCTATGTCTCTGACCGTAAAGGTACGGCGTTCTGTCTTCTTCATCTTACTCCTTGCTTTATTAGTTTCATTATCTAATTTATCAATTTGGCGTTGTGCCCAGTCCTGAGCAGCATCATCAAAGTCTGCGTTTCCACCCCAGAGTAGCCAAGCAACTAAACCTGCTCCAGGATATCCTGGGTCTGAAGAGTCTTTGTTCTGTGGTGCTTGTCCATCTGCCTTGTGTCTTGCGAACCAAGGAGCCATCTTTCTTACTTTGTCATCAGAGATATTGCCTTTTGCCATCTCTCTCGCTGCAGACTTTGTTCCTTCAGTTAAGCCATCTCCGCCAAAACCTTCTGACAGATAGTCTAGACCTCTTTGTGCATTATTTTTAATGAACTCTGGAACATTGTCTACTGGCATTATTCCTTGACCTCATCACTATAAGCAGCCTTTGGATCTGTTGGATCAACTAGGGATACTTGCTGTAGTTGTGCTGAAGGCAATCCTGTGTGAGTTAGTTCTGAGATATCTAGCATCTTAGCAACATCAT